GTACGTCAGTTGCATGTCATGCTTCAACATCGTCGCGTTCTCCGTAAATTCTCATGTCGTCCACGCTTGCAGCGAATAGGCCCACCGCGGGGCCTGGCGAAATTTCACGCAGTATTCGTCACGCTAGCTATGTTGACTTTGCGAACGCTACGCTCCAACCGGCCCGGATCAACACGCAAATATGCTTCGCCAGGAATGCGCAGCGACGAGGCCAGGCTTGCCATGTCGTCATCGCGGGGTTGAAGATTGCACGCCAATGCGTCGGCGACGAGCTGGAGGTTCCTGTAGCAGTGCACAACCATCCAGGGGTGGAGTCGCCACCACGCCTCAAAACGAAGGACGGACTCGGTGGAGGTTGCCTCGTTCGCCTCGGTCGTCTCGTCAGTGAACACAGCGTCATCTTCTGCGATAGCAGCACCGACTGGTCCATCCGCAAACGTGAACAGCACCGTCCTTGGCACATCGAACACCAACGGAGAAGATGTGAGCGTCAACGCAGTCAACGCAACAGGCCGCTCCGACGTGACTACAAGGTTCGGATCACCAGCAGCGTAAGGCGAGATACTTAATATCTTTGGTCTCATTAGACCTCTCCTTATTAGCCGGTGAAGTTAGCTCCGTAGGCTTCCTTGGTCAGTTGCGGAATCCAGTACAGAATGTAGTCAACGGCACCGTCAGGAGCATTGCTGGGTTGGAAAGTCCCCTTCGTGTCGCCTGTCACTGCTGTTGCTGGATCGGTCACGTCAGCTAGGGTGAACGTGCCACCCTCAGCGGTTCCGTCAGCCTCGAATGCGTGGAGTACGTCGAACGCTTCGACGAGTTTCGCATTCAGACCGAACTCGGTATCCCCTGCAACTGGCGTACCAACAATGAGGTCTCCAGCCATTAACGCATCAAGCACGACACTCGTGACGGTCTTGAACGCCTTCGCGCTGAACACCTCGGTCGTACCGTTCAGGTCAACATCTTCTACCTGTAGGTTACCCACGATGTCGGTGCCAGTGATCGTAGCTGTCTGCGTCGTGTCACCCGCATTGTCTGAATCAAGCGAGATGTTCCGAGCGAAGTCCAGGACAGCGACACCATTGCTATCGACGAACGTGCCATCGAGTGTGACAGCCCCTGCCGCTGCGACCGCTACCGCTTCGACGATCCCGTTGGGATCTGGTGCAATCGCATCCTCGATGATCTGACGATGGATCGCCAACATGGATATGCCACGGAGAGACTGATTGATTCCACCAGCCTGTGGTGCGCCGACAAATAGTTCGTCGGCATGTGTGATTGTATGTCTACTCATGATGAACAGCTCCTTTGAGCAGGCGAGTCCCTTCGCCGTTCGTTAAAGTAAAAGATCCCGTACCGGCGAACCGGCACGGGACCATCTTAGGTAGTACCTAGTTAGGGACTACTTTAGCTGCCGCCACCCGGCGAGCCGTAGGCACCGCGCCAGTCACTCCAGCCGAAGCTGTAGCGTTCTCGCGCTTTGTACCGCAAGTTCCCGGTCTCGAAGTCGCCTTCGATACCACGGGACACTTTCTTACGGACGAAGTGCTTGAGCCCATCGGGGCAATCGGTCTTGAGCGTCCACTGATCAGGATCAGTTAGACGGTGGTTCACGCAGAACCCATCACCGACTGTGCCGAGGGTGTAGATCGCGCTGATGTCGTTATCACCCGTGTTCGTGCGATAAGGAGACATCAAGATCCGCGTAGCCACGAACTGAAGTTCAGTCGGAACAATCAGCTTCGTGATCTGCGCTGCAATCGGGATACCTCGATCATCGTCGAACTCGGAGATGTCGATAGCAGCCTGCTCGATACTCGCTTCTGCGAGATCGGCGGGAGTCGCCAGCGTGTTGGACTGGACACCTCCACCGAACTGCGGATGCGCAGACGAGAACAGCTCTACACCATCACCACCCAGGAACGAACTATCGAACCCGTTGTTGAGGATGTTGGCACCCTTCACTTCCTTCGTGTGCTGGAGTGAACGGGCCAGTGAACGCGAATACTTCGCGCCGAGACTTCCGTAGAGGCCATCTTCTTCAGCCTCCTCGGTGATTGCGAATGCGAGTGCAATCGTCTCATGCGTGTAACGTGCGACGTAGGACTCGGACCCTTCGTCGTAGGCTACCCCTTCTCCTTCAGGCTTGACCGGCGCACCAGCGAAGCCAGCAAGCAGCACATCTTCCTCGAACGACTTCAAACTGCGTTCGATGTCGAAGATCTCGCGCCACTCCTCTGGGTATCGCTTGTACTCCATACCGAAAACGGCATTCAGCCCTTCCTGGAGTTGCTTCCTAAAATCATTGCGAGTCATTGCCATGATTTATATCCCCACGCTTGGCTGGGCACCGTAGCGGTGTCTATGAATGATGATACGAGCCTTAGCGAACTGGCCGTAATCATTCTCAGGCTGGAGAGCAAGACCAAGAATCCGCACCTGCAACGTGACGCCCACGCCGAGTGTAGATTGGTCAAGCTGCCAAGCTGATCTACCTGTGAAATTATTCCCTGAGCCTGCTACGAGAGCAGCAAGCAGGCCGACGTTGGCTACTACTAAGCCATCGGTGTCGTCAACCTGAACGATGAACTCCTGGAAGGGGTCATCGTACACAAGGGCTTCTATCTCCGTCGCCACCGTACCTGTCGGCCAGCGCGGTCGGAACTGTTGTTCCCCGTTGGAATCGACGTACTTCACGCCTGCAAACACACCGACAATAGGTTCGTCGATGGCCGCAGTTGCAAGCTCGATGTTCCGGCCTGTGCCGGTTAGATCAACAGGGTCACCGGAATAGATGTTCTCTGCCAATCCGCTTGCAATCGAGTAGCCGCCCATTCGTTGGGGAGTTCCTCCCGCAGTGTGACGCGATGGGACTAGCCCAAACGGTCTGTCTACGTTCATTGGAAATGTTCTCCACGTTGAAAAGGTTAGATCTCATCATCGGCCACCCCTACGTTCTGACGCATGGGTGCCCGAGTCACCGACGTGCTTCGAGCCTGCTGTATGGGTCCGAACCCTGGTACATCAGTCTGTGACACGTTTCGGAGCTGCCGTTCGATAGCCGCATTCATCCGCGCCAACTTCGCTCTGAAGTATTCTTTGCGCTTTTCATAGGCCACCTTGGGCATCTCACATAGGATTAGATCCTCTACGCCAATTACATCACCAACCTTTTCGAGATGGACGCTTGGCAGTGAACGGTCGGTGACAGAACTTTTCTTCACCGGCCTCCATCCTTCTCTCATTGCATTACGCAACCTGGCTGTATCACGAACGGTCCCTAATCGAATCCTGATGAACCGATTCACGTACCCATCCCTGGATGGCGGCGCGTCCAAGTCCGAATGCCGCTTCCACTCAATCACCTCGCTGTCGTCGTCCGTCGCATAGAGAGAATCCGTATCTCTTTCGGTATCCTCGGTATGTACGAGATGTTCCGCTTCGCCATCGTCGTGAACTTCCTGTTCGGGCACATTGCGATCCTTGCCGTGAGCATCCTTGCCTCCAGTGTCGCTGCGATCCTTCCTTGCTTCCGCAGTTTGTCGAGCTGCCGTTTTCTTGTTCGTAGCCATCACTTGCCTCCTTTCGGCCTGATCCCAGCACCTTCCATGTACGCCTCGATGTGTTCCTTATTGTCGGGGTCCATCCCGAACATTCGCATGTTGGCTAACTGGTTTCTGTCTAAAGTGCTTCCTCTCTGACGATTACGTGGCTGTCTACGTCCACCGGAATCCTTTCCTCCTACGGGTTGACGACGTGCAGCGCGGCGAGCCTTTTTCTTCGTGGCTGTGCGCTTGTCAGGGATAGCATCCAATTCAGCATCCTCATTGTCATCGTCGTCGAGGCCGAGCCCGTCATCGTCATCCATGGTGTGAATGATGATGCCTGGGTACTTCTTCTCGACCGCTTCTTCTAATTGCTCGTAGAAGTCATCGTCGTGTGGTGAGTAACCTTTCTGCTGCAACGCCTTGTCGAGACGGTTCACAAACCGAACGACGTGCGCGAGTTCTTTGTCATCCCACCAGTCCTGTTCAGCGAGCCAGTCTTTCGCTCGCGGAATAACACTAGGCTCCGTTCGCTTGTTGAGATCGTCGGGCTCGTCATGCTCCGCTGCTCGCTTCACCTTCAGCGCTTCACGCTTGGTGACGTTGGTCGCTGTCAATTCGGCCAGTTCGATTGTCAGCTTGGTGACTTCCTTGCCTTCACCAGCTTCCATGGCCGTTTCGATAGCCAGCTCGATCCGCTCGACGTTGGACTTCTGTTCTGTCTCCAGCACAGAATCCTCGTCGGCCACCTCCATCGTACTGACTCGCTTCGTCAGATCAGCGATGACCGTGGTCGCCTCGTCCTTGGCTGCATCGATGTTCCGCTGTGACTCGCGGCGAACCTTAGCGATACGCTTGTTCACCTCGGACAGTGGCACCATCTCCTCGTCAGCGTTGTCACCCGCATCACCCCTGTCACCCGAGTCATCCGCGTCACTCAGGGCACCAGTGTCATCGTCCACTTCCAGTTGTTCGAGGACAGTGGTGGGCAGTGGATCTGTGTTCCTTCGCAGATCCTCAAACTCGTATTCGATCTCTTTTCCACTTGTTGACATGATCTCCTCCTGATTCTATGGCTAGAGTGACATGCAATCAAACGCTGCCGGGTCATCCAGCACT